AAAATTCACACTACAAACTAAGAATAATCAAAATCCTAAATATGATTTTAATAAGAAATTCTATAAAATGCCAGCATATTTAAGACGTTCAGCAATAAATACTGCTACTGGGTGTTATTCTTCATATTATTCAAATCTAAAAAATTGGGAAGAAAATCCTGCTGGTAATAGACCAAAATTGCAACTAGACAGAAATGTTATGCCTACTTTATATAAAGATGGAATGTATGTGCGTACTGATACAAATACAGCTCGTATAAAAATCTTTCATAAAAATGATTGGGTTTGGTTAGATGTAGAATTAAATAATCAGGATGTAAAGTACATTCAAAATCATTGTAAATTCAAAAAGGAATATGTACCTACATTAAAGAAACAAGGTAAGTGTTGGTATTTAGTATTTCCTTTTGAAGATAAAGTTGAATTTCAAAAATTAAATATTCAAGACCAAATAATATGTGCAGTAGATTTAGGTCTTAACAATAATGCCACCTGCTCTATAATGCAGAGTAATGGAACTGTCGTTGGAAGAAAATTTGTAAATCTTACAACAGAAAAAGACCATTTATATAAAGCATTAAATAGAGTTAAGAAAGCACAACAAAATGGTGCAAGAAGATGTTCTACTCTTTGGAAACATGTAAATGATTTGAATACTGATATTAGCAGAAAGACAGCAAAAGAGATTATAGATTTCGCAGTTTTATATAATGCTGATGTAATCGTATTTGAACATTTGGATACACAAGGAAAGAAAAAGGGTAAAGGAAAACAAAAACTTGCACTTTGGAGAAAACAAGAAATACAAAAACTTGTAGAACATAAAGCACATATATTAGGAATTAGAATTAGCCATATATGTGCATGGAATACAAGTAAATTAGCATTTGACGGTTCTGGAAGAGTAGAAAGAGGTACTTATATTCAAAATGGAGTTGAAAAATACAATTACTCTATTTGCACTTTTCCAAATGGTAAACAATATCATTGTGACTTAAACGCCAGTTATAATATCGGAGCAAGATATTTTATACGAGAATTTTTAAAATCCGACTCAGTGATGAGAAGGTTGCCTAGTCAGACAAAAGATTCTGATTATGGTACGGGAACAACACGCACCTTGTCTACGTTAATTAGGCTTAATGCGGATTTATGTGGCAATGCTGTATAATATCTGAGTTAAGAACTGTATGGTAGATAAGTAATCCAATTTCTAAAGAATTGGAAGCCAACGTGCTTTAGCCGTTGGAGTGTTCACACGGCAGAAATTGATTGAAAAACTAGGAGAGAGTGACTACAGCGCCAAGAGCATTTATTTTTTGGCAATTCAAAATTCAAAATCCCAAAAATTTTAGGATGAAAAAAGTACCCCCGTACCTTTGAGTTTTTCGATTTCAAAAATCTGTTCGCAAAATTTTGTAAAAACTTGTCGAGAACTTGCAAAGAACTCGCACCACACTTTAATTGAGTAAAGTTTTCTGAAAATTCAAACATTTTCCATGAATTGGTGCGCCTGACTTGTTAGATATTGCACCCGGCACAACTTGCCACGGCTTGACGGCTTGCAATGCTATAATTATATTTTTAGGCATTGTAAACGGCTCATTTTACAGCCTATTATAGCACACTCGATAAAATCCACGCTAACACGTTTAAAAGCCCTTAAAACGTCAAATACACGGCTTTAAATGTGTATATCATAAAATCATAGAATATTTTTGTTAATTTGTCAATGTACAACAAAAAGGGATATAAAATATCCCTAGTGGTAACGCGTGATATATTTTCCGGCTACGTAGTCGCAAAATAGCGTGACCGGGTGAACGTGCGCGCGCTTTTCGACAACTTGCAACCATTCACCAGACCTTTGAACCGTAATTTTTAACTCGTGTGACTCCATCCATTCTATGCAATCATACTTGATATAATCAAAGTCGCTTATTTTTGACACTTCATAGTCTAACGCCTGAACGCGCTTATATATTTCTTTTTTCCCCAAATACTCATATTTTGACATAATACGCCTCCTAACTATAACAAGCCTTAATTATTGGGCTTATATAGTTTTCGTGCTGTAGGTAGTTAATAAAGGCCGTCCGCCGGTGTTCCTTGCCACTTATAAGCACAGTAACATCGTCACAGGTTCCAAAATCCGCGACAGCTCTAAAAATATTGGTTATTGCTTTTCGCGTCTCTCGCTCGCTTGCCTGATATTCCGGCGCGCTTTGATATTTGCCGTTGTAGCGTGCTTTGATTTCACGCTCTACAGCGTCAAGCGTGGTTAGTTCGTTATCGTTCATCCATCAACCCTCTTTTCTGTTCGTGCATGGTTTATAAGCTGCTTTTTGACCTTTTCGCGGTCTGTCGTGCGTTAATCTGTTTTTATTAGGTGTAATAACGCAAATCACCTATAAAGGGCGCACAATTATTTGTTCAGGCGTTGCACCTCTTGAGCCTGATGCAAATATAAAGGCATTCGCAAAACCTCTTGGCGCGATTATTTACCGGACGCGCGGACGGAGTACAATATATACAGCCGTAAAGCCGTATAAAAGCACCTATAAATAAAATAATTAAATTGATAATACAAGACCTGAAAAGCCTTATATAAAGCTAATAGCCGGAATCGAACCGGCTGAAATACCCTTGTTAATTTGTATTGCTATTAGCTCGCGAATTATTTTAATATTACTCCTCCTACCTCTGCTCTTAAAATCTTAATAGCTTCTTGCGTGGTGTGCTCCCTGTACCACTTCCAAGGTTTTTTGTATGCTCTTGCGAGTGCAAAGTCCTCATGCTTTTCCGCTAAAATGTCTCTAACCTCTAAAAATGCCTTTTTTGCTTCTTCTAATCTGCTCATAATGTTTACACCTCACTAATTAATAAAAAAATAAAAACAAACCGCCATAACCAATAACAAGGCACGACGCAAAAAGCCCGAAAGCCTTTAAAAGCTCGATTAAATCTCTCATATATTTACACCTCTTTAATATAAAGCCGGCGAACTTGCGCCGGCTTATTTTACTTAATTCCAATTAATTGCTAAATGCTCAAAAGCCTTTTCGATGTCTGTTGAGCTGTCCGCGGTAAAATCTCCAATAGCTTTATTGCTAATATAACAATTCCTCCAATATTGCCCGGTCAAATCGTTAAAAAATATATTGATTTTTTCAACCGCTTTTATTTTGTCATTGTGCCACATGTCTATATTAATCATACCTTATTCCCACTCTTCAACGTTTTTATAGTTATCTGATTTATGAATTTCTGCGCGGTAAATGCTGTATAATAAATCATTCAGTGCCTTATAAAGCGCCGTTGTGCAAGTTGCCTGTTCGTCACACTGATATAGATAGCATTCTAGCTTTTTGATAAATCTATATCTATCGAGCATATACAAATTTTTGCCATCGTTGGAAAAGTCTGGCGTTTCTGTTGTACTTTCGCCATACCTTGACGATACAGCTAAATCGTTGAAGCGGTATAAAACGCGTGCTATTTTCCTAGTTTGATAAAATCCGCTTTTGCCGTCACAATTTCTAAATTGGTTTTTAAGTTCTTTAGTATTTAAACTTATACAGTTGCTATTGTTTGAGTTATCCAGTATATAGCGAATTGACTCCGCTATATCTGTTATTGATTCGATTGATAATATATACGAGCTCATAATTCGTACCCTCCTTATTCTGTGATTCTTTCAAATATATCTATTGTTTTGCGTGCGCTTTCTCTTCTCTTTTCAGCTATATAACTATGGCGCTTGCTCTTTAGAGCTTTTTCTACTTCCTTAAGGCTTACAACTCCCCAGCCTGCGGCCTCTCTTAATAGCTCAACTTCTTCTTTTGGTAGCTTAATGGCTCTTAAAGTGTCGGGATTGATAGAGTAATTATCTTTAATTCCCGGATATAAATCTTGACAAAGTGGGATATATTCGTCACTTCCCATATTCTTGCCAATATTCCATACATAGAAATTGAATGGAATCTTTTCAACTATCTTATAAATATCTGTATTCCATAAAGTTTCGTTTGTAATTGTGTCGCCCTTAACTTCAAATTTCATAATTTGCACCTTTTCGGGAAATGTGTTATAATTTCCTTACCTTTCAATTATTATTTTGTTTGGTGCCTGTCGTTTGGTTGGTAGCTCTGCGACAGGCTTTTTATTTTGTTCCTTGCC